CTTAAAACGGTCCACTCTTTTAGTAACCAAGTTCAACCGTTGAGATCTTATCTCAACGATCTACTTAAAATGGTTCCTTGTTATAGCGAACCTGGAAAACGTCAATCTTTACTTGACCATGTAGTGAATGTTGTCAGAGACCATGGAAACATGGGCTTGAAACAACACCGAGGTCTCTTTATTCAAGGGATCAAGGTGCTCGGCGGAGATCCAAACGTGGACTTCACCGGATTCAAACTGGACAAGGACGGTTTTCCATCTCATTACGGTGATATTTTTAGACTGTTGAGGTCTTATCGCCGGTATGAGAAAAAGTCGGTAGTAACCTCCTCTTCCGTTGTACGGAAACGTATGGTGGATTCAAGGGGTCGTGAGACCTTCAAGGAGATGGTAGAGGAATCTAGGTCAATCGTGACCGTGATTGCGGAACCATCAAATAACGAGGCTCAGCAAATAAGTTTGTTATTGTCCATCTTACGATGGCCTTATTCGGTCAAGCTTGCGCTATCAAGTAAGTCGAAGGAAGAATTGCTCACCTCCTTTAGAAAAGAGGTAGAGGATCCCTGTCCGCAAACTCAATATTCCGCGCTACGGGTTGGAGAACTCGTGGCGTCGAAGCTTGTCCCCTATTTGCCGAGTGACTATAAATGTCCCTTAGAGTTCGTTCCTAGTGAAAGGACGTATAAGGGTGGGAGGCCAGGGAAGTCTGGTAGTAGAGAACTACCGGAATCGGTTGCTTACGCAACTGGTATAAGTACCTCATCCGGCTGGACCTACCGTGGTCCTGTTGGTAAGACTTCCGTTTTGTCAGAAAGAGGTGGTAAGACCCGCATTATCACTTCCTATGATGGAGCCATAAATAGTTCTAACCTTTATGAGAAGATTAGAAACATCCTGGACAACATTCCACAGGATTGTTCGTCGGATCAGGCCAAAGGCCATATGTACGTTCAGAAGTCGACAGCGGATACAGTTGGTAAAACTGTTCCTCCAACCTCGTTCTTATATAGTACAGACCTGGACGCTTTTACCGACCGGTTGGTAATCAATGCCTACCGCGATCTTCTTGACTTGTTAAACTCTTCTGACTTTATTGGGGTTATTAACGCTCCTATTTTAGTTGGTGGTTTAACGGTGAACCCGAATAGGGCCTTAATGGGCCTTAGAGGAACTTTCGAGTTAGCCTCTGGAGTTCACCACGGTATCGTCAAATCAATGGACTTACAAGAGTATGTTCTTTGTGGAGACGATTTGTTCTACTCCTCCTCTAACCATGGGGTTTTACAGAGGTATGAACAACTCTGCAAGTACGTCGGTATGAAGCTTAATCGCAAAAAAACCGTCGTTTCTTGTGATACGGGGCTATTCTGCGGAAAAGTCTATTTTCGTGGTCTAGATGTATCTCCTGTGGTACCTCCCTTGTATAGTTTTGATGAATTCGATACGTTTGTTAGCGCTGCTAGCAATTTCATTGCTTCTTCTAGCCGTATGTCCCCTGGTTTTCGCCGGGTGGCAAAAAGGTTGGTTTTACGCTTTGGAAGAAACTTCCGTGCTACCTACGTGCCATATTACCTTCCCTTCAAATTGGGTGGAATTGGCATACAACATGGTAAGGGCTTGCTTAGGATTTTAAAGTCCAAGGCCGCCCGACTATCATGTCGAGTAAGTGAGGAACGCGATAAGGTCCCTATGAGGACTGTAAGGTATCCTTTCTCTTCTGATAAGGAAGTCCATTACTCGCCCTTTGAAAGTGTTAAAAGATTCGAAGGATTCGTCCTTTGGTTCAATAACCTCCTGGTTAAAGGTGCTGTATCTCGCTACTCAAAACGGAAAACCGTAAGTAGTAGAAAACCGTTACTAAGAGACTTGCATACAATACTATGTTTTTACTACGGAGTACCTACATAGTTCGTTATGGGCCGTGACTTAATAACTCTCGGTCTTTGGTCGGTTAACC